TGAGAGGGAGTAATGCTTAATGCCTCTCATACCATTGCAAATCCCGAAGGGGGCGTATCGCAACGGCACTGACTTAATGTCACAAGGTCGCTGGCGTGACGTCAATCTTGTTCGCTGGCACGAAGACGCTTTGCGTCCAATCGGTGGATGGCGTCAGCGTCAGTCTGTAGATTTAAGCGGCACAGCGCGATCTATGATTGCTTGGGAAGATAACTCAGGCAATCGCCTGCTTGCAGCGGGAACGCATGACGCACTTTACGCAATCAATGCAGGCGGTGTCACAACGGACATCACACCAGCGGGTCTTACGGCTGGTCGCGTAAACGCAGGCATCAACACTGGCTTTGGCGGTGGTTTTTACGGATACGAAGAATATGGCGTTGCGCGTCAGGATGCGGATACGCTTCAGCCAGCTACCGTTTGGTCGCTAGATAACTGGGGCGAATACCTACTCGCAATGTCGCCAGATGATGGCAAGCTATACGAGTGGCAGCTAGACACTGCGGTAAATGCCGCACAAGTCTCTAACGCACCAACATCTTGCACAGGCTTCATGGTGACGGAAGAACGCTTTGTTGTGTGCTTTGGCGCAGGCGGCGATCCCCGTAAGGTGCAGTGGTCAGATCAAGAAGACAACACGACATGGACGCCAGCGGCGACAAACCAAGCTGGTGACATCAACATCCAGACGAATGGCACAATCCTCGCTGGCATCAGGACACGCGGTCAGTCTTTGCTGCTGACAACTGAAGATGCGCATACAATGACGTACCAAGGCCCACCCTTCGTGTATGGCTTTGAGCGTGTCGGCACATCATGTGGACTTGTTGGTGCGGGTGCTGCTGTGTCCGTTGATAACGGTGTTTTCTGGATGGGTCGCCGCAGCTTCTTTGTTTACTCTGGTGGTCGCGTTCAGGACATCCCATGCGAAGTTGGCGATTATGTTTTCTCAGACATGAACAATGACCAGCGCAGCAAGATCAGCGCAGTGGTCAACTCAGCGTGGAATGAGATTTGGTGGTTCTACCCATCAAGCGGATCAATAGAATGTGATCGCTACGTTGCGTATGATTACGTTGAGAACATCTGGACGACAGGCAACATGGATCGCACTGCGGGTGTGGATCGCGGCGTATTCCGTCAACCCCTGTTTATCGCAAGCGGCGGTGTTCTGTATGAGCATGAAGTCGGATACAACTATGGCTCTGACACGCCTTTTGCGGAAACAGGCCCAATAGCGATTGGCACAGGCGATAACATTATGAATGTCGTTGAGCTAATCCCAGACGAAAAAACGCAGGGCGATGTAAACGCTAAATTTAAGACGCGCTACTATCCCAACGCGGAAGAACGCGAATATGGGCCGTTCACCATGAGCAACCCAACATCGGTGCGCTTCCAAGGTCGTCAGGTGCGTATGCGCGTTGAGGGTGCAGAGGATGCAGATTGGCGCGTGGGCATCATGCGACTTGATGCGCGGCAAGGTGGGCGCAGATGAGAATTGTCCCGCCGTTTACGCCAGACATTCAATCATGGGCAGAGAATATCCGTAAGTTTCTTGGCAAGGCTCTCAATCAGCTAGACGCTAAGGATCAGTATAGCTCTGCGTCTGAGGATGGCGTTATTCTGTGGGATCGCACCAACAAGTATCCCGTTGTGTCTAAAGATGGCGCGTTTGTGCAGATCGTCTTAGAGGACGGTCAATACGCTGGTGCAGTCACGACAGATCAGACAGCGGCAGCTATAAACACAGCCTATGCACTAACATACACATCTAGCATTGCTGAGGGCGTAACTAACGGAACGCCTGCAAGTCGCCTTGTCTTTGAGGAAGCTGGTCAATACATGATTAGCTTTTCTGCGCAGATTGCATCAACGTCTAGCAGCACAGTAAACTTCTGGTTTTGGCCTCGCATCAACGGCACTGACGTTACAGGATCAACGATGAAAAACGCGCTGCACCAAAACGGTTCGGTGCTGGTTGTGTCACGCTCTGCGATTTTTGATGTAAGTGCTGGAGATTATTTAGAGGCTATGTGGGCAGTAGATAGCACAAGCGGGTTTTTAGATGCCACGACTGCGACAGCATTTGCGCCTTCCGCGCCTGCGTCAACGATTGCCATTACGAGGCTGCACGGATGAATGCATACACGCCCATAGATGTATTGTTCAAATGCAAGCCTTGGATTGAGGCCGCGCTTGAGCGCTCTGGCGGCCATAATACATGGGACGAAGTATGCGAGGGTATACGCTCTGGCAAGATGCAGTTATGGCCCGCAGAGCGTGGGTGCATTATTACGGAAATCGTGGTATATCCTAATACAAAAGCCTTGCATGTCTTTCTTGCAGGTGGTGAATTGGATGAAATTTTACAAATGACTGAAAATGTGAAAGAATGGGCAAAATTGCAAGGCTGTTCGTTTGCCTCGTTTGATGGTCGTTTTGGATGGCAGAAACCTTTGGAGAAAATAGGCTGGAAGCCTCACTCCATAACAATGCATTTGGAGTTTTAAGATGGGTAGTAAATCTACGCAGTCAACGCAAATCCCAGAGTATATTGAGGAAGCGGGCAAGTTGGCTCTGCAGCGCGCTCAAGCAATTCAGGCTATGGGTTATGTTCCCTACATGGGTCCAGAGGTTGCAGCAATAAATCCATATGAGCAAGCGATGGCTACCAATGTGGGTGGCATGGCTTCTGCATTTGGCATGGCTGCGCCAGTTGGAATGGATATGGGCGGCATGCCAACGGTCACTCAGGGCGGCATGACGGGGTATACTTCTTACCCAGCTTACATGTCTGCGCTAGAGCGACTACGCGAAACTCGCCCAGAGCAGTATGAATACTTCTCAGGTATGACACGCTTTGACCCGATAACTGGTGCGCTAAACCCTGACTATGACGCAGTGATGCAGGATGTAACTGCTCCGCAAGTGACAGCGCCAGCAGCATCTTCAGGCGGTGGTGGTGATGATGGGCCAAGCATGAGAGAAATAATGGCTGAGCGCAGGGCGGAAAGCGCACGCCGCGCCGCACGCAGTGCAGACCCTCGTGCATCTAGCCCCCGCCCAGTTTTACGCGGCGGGGATACTGGCGGCAGTGGCGGTTTATTCGGTGGCTTACGTGATGCGAAAAAAGAAGTTAGCAATAGAATTTATACTGCATTAGGGGGTCGTGGATAATGGGACGTTCAAGCTCACAGCCAACGCAAACAGCAGCAGGGCTAAACCCTAGCATAATTTCAAACCCAGGGATTGCAGTAGATGCAATGCCATCTCCAACAGTAGTTACACCATTACCAAGCCCACCAATAAACTTCCCAATGCCGCCACGCCGCCCGCAGCCACCTGCGATGGTGAAGCCATCTGGCCCTAATGTATTCCAGCAAGCGCAAGGCTATCAGACGCAAGCTGGTAGCGCATATGGCGACTTAGCGAACTTTCAAATGACGCCAATGCAGGCTGCGCAAATCGGTCCAGCGCAAACTATGCAGGCAGCGCAGATTGGCCCAGCGCAGACTATGCAAGGCGTGGGTGCAGTTCAAGCGGCGCAAGCCCCAGAGCAGATTGCCGTAAATCAATTAGCTACAACAAATCTTGATCCATATATGTCGCCCTATCAGCAGCAAGTCATTGAAGCGGGTCAGGCAGACATTGAGCGTCAGCGTCAGTTGGCTTCAGAAAACCTTGCAGCACAGGCGCAACGCGCAGGCGCATTTGGTGGATCACGCCAAGCTGTGCAAGAGGGTGTTTTAGCGGGCGAGGCTTTACGTCAGGCTGGCGCACTATCTGCGCAACAGCGTCAACGTGCGTTTGAGACAGCATTGCAGTCTGGTCAGTTTGACATTGGGCAAATGCAACAAGCTAGAACAATGGCATCTCAGCAGCAGTTCCAAGCAAATCAACTTGGCCAGCAGGCGCGTGAGGCTGCAGCGGCAAGAGAGCAAGCGGCACGCGCTGGCAACATGCAAGCAGCAAATCAGTTTGCGGCACAGCAAGCGCAGCTTGAGCAGCAATCTCGTCAGCTTAACCAATCTGCTCAGAACCAGTTTGCAATGCAGCAAGCGCAACTTGAGCAGCAGGCGCGTCAGGCAACGTTTGGCGGGCAGTTCCAAGCGGCTGGCGTGCGTCAGGCGGGCGCAGCAGGGCTTGGCGGTCTTGGTCAGCAGCTATTTGGGCAAGGCCAGCAGGTTCAGCAGCAAATTGCACGTCAGGCTGCACAGCAGCGTGCATTGCAGCAGCAAATGATTGATGCTCAGCGTCAGCAGTTTGCGGGCGCAACTGGTGCGCCTTTGGCTGGTCTTGGTGCATTGTCTCAGGTTATGGGAACAACACCGTATCCAACATCGACTACAACTAGCCAAGGCTTCAACCCTGCATCTCTACTAATGTTATTGTGATCTGATATGGATTATCGCCAGCTTGCATACCAAACAGCGCAGAAATACGGGATAGACCCAGATTTATTCGTGCGCCAAATACAAGCAGAAAGCGCGTTTCGCCCTGATGCAGTTAGCTCTGCTGGGGCGATTGGGCTTGGTCAGCTTATGCCTGCCACAGCGAAAGAGCTTGGCGTTGATCCAACTGATCCCGTGCAAAACTTAGAAGGTGCGGCGCGTTACATGAAGCAACAGCTAGATCGCTTTGGT